AAGCTTTACTTGTGCGGCCACTCGCAGGCGAAGGACGCGAACATCAGGCAAGCCCTCGTCGACCGCTACGCGCCCGGACAGCCGAACTACGGCAAGGGAACAAAGAAGAGAATCCCGGTTTCTTTTACGGGTTCGCAGCGGACATGTGGGCGGCGATGGCGGTAGCTGTGACATATTTCGATAAGTACATAAGGGGGATACAGCTATGATTTGCCCGGGCTGCAACAAAAAGATGCGGTGCATGAACAGCAGACCGACCAGCGAGCGGATCATCAGAACACGAAGATATTTATGCGAAAGCTGCGGCGAGGTGCGCTACACAGTGGAAATTCTAAAGGAAACATACAGCGCGCTTTCGGCACAAAAATTGAAGGAGGTAACGAAAAATGGGCATGAGTGAATGGGCAAAACGAGAAGTTGAAATTGCGTGCAAACAAGAGCGCGTCGGAAAACCAAGCGACGAATGGGCTTACGGTTGTGCTTGCTATAAAAGCGCCTTAAAAGCGTTTGAGAGTCTGCTTGAAGATGACCACAGCGGCCTGAGCATGTCCATTACAAAGCAGGTTTTGAATCGCCTAATTGACGGCAAACCGCTTTCCCCGATTGAGGATACGCCAGACGCATGGAATGAGGTCGGTTGGACGGATAAAGAACACAAATACACATGCTACCAGAGCAAGCGCATGAGTGACCTGTTTAAGTATGTATACGACGATGGGCATATAGAATACAGCGACATCAACAGATTCATTTGCAAAGATGAGCCAAGCGGTACATACTGGCACAACAGTTTTGTCGCAAATATTTTAGGAGAATTATTCCCGATTACATTTCCGTATACACCATATAACAAGCCGATTATTGTCCACCAGACGACGGTATTGGTAGACCCCAAATTAGGCGACTACGATACAATGGCAATTTGGAGCGCTGAGACACCGGATGGGAAAAGAAAGGAAGTAGGCCGCTTTTTCAGGGAGTCCAACGGGAAGTGGCTGGAAATCGATAAATCGGAGTACATGGAGCGTTTTGAAATGGAGGGACGCAGACTTGGAAAAGATTAAGGGAGCAAAATACGACGACAACAAACCTCGACCGTCTACTGTCCCCGTAGAAGCCATCCTTGCGATACTGGAAACGCGCATGTACGGCTTTAACAAGTACGGCGATGCGGAGGACTGGCGCAGCATTGAGCCGGAGAGATGGCACGAGGCGCTTTTAAGGCACGTTCTGGCAATTTGGGAAGACCCAACGCACATTGACGCAGAATCCGGGCTGCCGTCTATTTGGCACGTGATGACAAACGGGGCGTTTCTGTGTGCGTGTTTGAAGGACAGCTTCAAAAAGGAGACAGAACAATAATGGAGGACATTACAAAGCAGGAGTATTCCGCATGGCTGGAAGAATCCCTAAAAACTGTGTTAGATTTCAAGCCCTCATCGATCTGCATTGTTGCTACTGCGGAGGATGGGACAACAAAGACAGGATATTTCAATTCGACGGGGCAAGACAAAGCTATTTTTGCCGCTAACATTATGAGCGACGTTGTAATGGATATTGTCAAAATCAATGCAGAGGATATCAAGAAAATATTGGGCGGAACAGAGTAAGGGGGCTGATACGGTGAGCAAACCGCGCTATGGATGGTGGGGGTATGCGAAGTGGATGATACGAAGTTACAAAAGCGGTACACTTATGACGCGGGATGAAATCTCTGCTGTCGAAGCTGCAATAGAGGAAACAAAACAGCTTATCGACGGGGCGGAACGCCTCCGGCTCATAGATTTGGTTCTCTGGAAGCGTACACACACCTTACAGGGCGCTGCTATGGTGGTATATGTTTCGGAGCGTACAGCTCAGGAATGGCATAGGCAGTTTATCTACTTAGTGGCAGAAAAACGTGGTTTATATTCAAAAGTTTGCGTAAGAGAGCCTTAAACATAGTGTATCGTTGAGAGCGTAGAGGTGTATCCTCTGCGCTTTCATCCTTCTTACGGCTACGCAGCGTACTGCGGAACCTCCTTTTTCTTAGCTCCACCGGAAACCGCAATCCGGTGGAGCGTGAAAGGGAATATTGGAAGGGTGAATAAGGAGGGATGAAATGGAAGTAAAGAGTTTGAGATTAGATAGCATTACGCCTTATGGGAAGAATGCAAAGAAACACGATAAACGGCAGATCAACAACGTCGCGGAAAGCATCAAGCAGTACGGCTTTGTTCAGCCGATTGTAGTTGACCGGGACGGTGTGATTGTAATCGGTCATTGCCGCGCTCTGGCGGCAAAGAAGCTGGGCATGGAAGAAGTGCCGTGCGTCTGTGTGGATGATCTGACACCGGAGCAGGTGAACGCCCTACGGCTGGTAGATAACAAAAGCAACGAGAGCGACTGGGACTTTGACCTGCTGGCGGTGGAACTGCCCGGTCTTGACCTGTCAGCATTTGACTTTGACTGGGGACTTCGCGACGAGCTGAACAATTCTGCTGTGGAGGATGATTATGACCCTGTTCTTCCAGCAGAGCCTAAGAGCAGGCTTGGCAATGTGTATCAGCTTGGAAATCATCGCCTTATGTGCGGAGACAGTACGTCTTTGACAGATGTACAAAAGCTTACGGGGTGTGCAAAGATGGACTTGCTTCTCACGGACCCGCCGTACAATGTGGACTATCAGGGCACCGCCGGTAAAATCAAAAACGATAACATGGAAGATACGGCATTCAGGCGCTTTTTAACGGATGCCTTCTCCAATGCGGCGATGGTTATGAAACCCGGTGCTCCGTTCTACATCTGGCACGCAGACAGTGAAGGGTATAACTTTCGCGGTGCGTGTAAAGACGCGATGCTGCGCGTCAGACAGTGCCTGATCTGGGTGAAGAACTCCCTTGTGATGGGGAGACAGGATTTCCAGTGGAAGCATGAACCTTGCCTCTATGGCGAGAGCGAAATTGAAGAGGAAGGGCATGAACCGTGCCTTTACGGATGGACGGAAGGCAAGAAACATTACTTCTTCAAAAACCGAAAACAGACAACGGTGCTTAATTTTGATAAGCCGGTAAAGTCTGCGGAGCATCCGACCATGAAGCCGATTAAACTGTTCGACTACCAGATGCAATGTTCCAGCAAGCCGGGAGAGAATGTTCTTGACCTGTTCGCTGGCTCTGGCACAACGATCATGGCAGCGGAGCAGAACGGGAGACATGCGTATTGCATGGAGTTTGACCCAAAGTATGCCGATGTAATAATTGATCGTTGGGAGAAGTTCACAGGGGGAAAGGCGGTGCTTCTGAGTGACGATTGAAGAGGCACAGAGAATTATTGACAAAACAACCAGCCCGTATTTGAAGCGGGACATGGAGAAGTTTATCAAACGTCAAAGGAGAAAGGAGGGCGCGTATGGCACGACCAAAAAAGGAAATAGATCAGAAGCAGTTCGAGGCACTGTGCGGGCTTCAATGTACCCTTCTGGAAATCTGTGACGCGCTTGATGTAAGCGATAAAACATTAGACGGATGGTGTAAGAGAACTTATGGGGAGCATTTCTCCGAAGTATTCGCGAAAAAGAGGGGTAAAGGGAAAATATCACTGAGAAGAATGCAATGGAGGCTCGCTGAAAAGAACGCATCTATGGCTATCTGGCTCGGGAAACAGTACCTCGATCAGAAAGACGTTGTGGAGCAAAACATCAATACAGAGTGCGTCAAGGTAATACTTGATGTCTGACATCCGCCTGTCTGAAAAAATAGGCTCTGCGTTCTACGGTGTGGCGCGTGACGTGTTTCACCACGGTCACACGCACTATGATTTAAGTGGCGGGCGTGGGTCGTTGAAGTCCTCCACGGTGTCTGTACTCGTCCCCCTGCTGCTAATAAACAATCCGGGTACGCACGCGCTGGTGCTGCGTAAGGTGGCAAATACCATTCGTGATAGCGTTTATGCGCAGTACATATGGGCAATCGGAGAGCTGGGCATGGCGGCATATTGGGAAGCAAAGGTTTCCCCGATGGAGTTGATTTATAAACCTACAGGCCAGAAGATCATGTTCCGGGGCGCGGACGACCCGATGAAAATCAAGTCCATTAAGGTACCGTTTGGTTATATCGCTGTTACGCACTTTGAGGAAAAAGACCAGTTTGCCGGACGTGCCGAAATCCGAAACATATTACAATCCACAATGCGCGGCGGGCAGAAGTACTGGAACTTTGAAAGCTACAACCCGCCGATCAGCCGCGACAACTGGGCAAATAAGGACAGCTTGGAAGAACGAGCTGACCGGATGTGCCACAAGTCAACGTATCTGCAAGCACCGCCTGAATGGCTGGGGCAGCAGTTTATTGACGAGGCTGAACACCTGAAAGCCACAGACGAGCGTGCGTATCAGCATGAATACCTCGGTATCCCGGTCGGCACCGGCGGCAATGTGTTTGACAGGCTCGAACTTCGGGAGATCACGGACGAAGAAGTTTCCCGGTTCGATAAAATCTATCAGGGCGTGGATTTTGGATGGTTTCCAGATCCCTTTGCATTTATCCGGCTGCATTACGACAAAGCAAGGGAGACAATTTATCTGCTTGACGAGATATACCAGAATAAGCTTTCGAACGAGCAGAGCGCGACGATAATCAAACAGCGCGGATATGGAAATGTGCGTGTCATTTGTGACAGCGCGGAGCCAAAGAGCGTGGCTGACCTCCGGGCAATGGGATTGCCTGCGTATGAGGCGGTCAAGGGACCCGGCTCGGTCGAATACGGCATGAAGTTCTTACAGAGAAGAACGATTGTCATTGATAGAAAACGGACGCCACACGCCTACGATGAGTTTGTGGGCTACGAATATGAGAGAAACAAAGACGGCGATATAATCAGCGGATACCCGGACGCAAACAATCATTTGATTGATGCGACAAGGTACGCCTTAGAGCCTGTGAGCCGTAGAATGGGAGTTATTGCATGACGGTTATCGATAAATTAAAGGAACTCGGGT